GGGTATGCCTGTTCCCTGACCGAATATAGTCAGTTCGTCAGAGCGAGCGACCTGAGCAGCGTTACGAAATGCAACCTCTCCGTCTTTGTTGATAAATAGCAGTCCGCCACCCTCTGTCTCCGTGACTTTCTGCATGTAGTTCAAAGCGTTTGCGCCAGCATCAATCTGTTGCGTACCTACTCGCTTTGTAGCTGTCTCTATGTCACGCAGAGTTGTCGACCAGTTGACCTCAGAGTCGTTTAGAACCGCATTCAGCCTGTCGGAAATCAACTGCTCATCAGGTGTCTGCGGAGTAAGTGTCTGCTTAGAGAAGAAGCTTGTAACGTCTTTCGCAACAGCGTCTGCAACCGAATTCCCGTCTACTGTGTAGGTCAGGTTCCAGTCGTCAATATATCCTGTGAACTGTACAACCGTTCCAGAAGTAACACGTATCTCACGTCTAGGAATGATGTTGCCGTTGAAGGGTGAGTCAGGGTAGGTCGGGTCAAACGCACGATCGTGGTTGTTGAACCGAATACCTGCTGCTCCGGCAGGAAAGGTAGAGAATCTACGGGGCTTGCCTCGATCAACCTGAAAGCTCTTTACTCTATTCGTAACGTCAAAGAAAATCGTGCCACCCAAGCGATACTCTGTGTTATCGAGCTTGCCTCTAACCGAATCATCAAGCACAAAGAAGGGGCCTATAGGGCTTTCAGTAAGGTCGAAACCAATCTCAACCTTCTCTACGGGCATTGACATTAGTTACCGACTCCTGCAAGGGTTACGGCAATGTCACCGTTAGATGATTGATAAGTCGACTGTTGCTCAACGTTGCCCTTTGAAGCATTGTAAGCATCTAGCGGGTTGCTGACATTGAAAATGTTGAAAGTCTGACCGAATCCTCCTGGTCCTCCAAAGGCCCCTCCTGGCATCTGACGAGGAGGTGCGTTGTAGCTGAAGTCAGGTGCTGAAGGTGAATCAGGAGTAATAATTGTTTGTGGCATATCCCTAGGGGGTGGCTCAGGGGTAATAACAACTTGAGGCATGCCCTCACTGTCATACTGAACGGACGATTGTACTTTTTGCTGTTCCTCTTCTAAATCATTGAGCAAATCTGTCAACTCTGCCATAAGCTTTTCAAATTCGTCTCTAATACCATCTAAAATGCCTTCAAATGCAATATCCATAGAAGATTGCATTGCTTCAGCAAAAGCTTGTGTGAAGCCAGTAGCAAGACTTACAGCAGCGTCTTCCAGTCGCTGTAGCTCTTCATCTATACCATCAATAATTCCGCTTACAAACTGATTACCTGAGTCTTTAGTTACCTCGTAGGTTTCTTCACCCAGTTCAGTTCCAAGAGCCTCTAGCTCCTTTTGTAAGCTGTTGACCTCATTTACTGTGTCCTTGCCACCCTCAACAAGAGCTTGGGCTGTTGCTCCTCCTGCCTCTGCACCAGCGTCGACAAGTTGCTGGAACAAGAACGGGTCAAGACCCATCTTACGTAGTTCTTTGAGGTTTGCAATAAAGTTCTTAGTGCGATCAATAACAGCTTGGAAGTTGTTTACAAGCGATTGTGACTTGTTTACGGTGTCTTTCACTACCTCTGTGTAGTTGCGCTCTAGTGTGACTTTGAAACCGTTTAGCCCGTCAGCCGACTCTACAACGTCCTCAAATAGCTCTTTGACCTGTACTTCTTTGACTTCGTCCTGTACATCACGTAGTAGTTGTGTAATGTTTCCGGCAGAGGTAACAGCACTTGCCACACCGAATATCACATCAGCTGCAGCATTGCGCTTTCGCAATAACGTGTCACGCTGTTGCTGTATGTCTAGCAGAACCTGAAATTCTGCACGTGCATACTCAAGCAGGTTGTCACGAGCATCTTCTAACAGGTATCCGTTGTCAAAGGCAGAGTTGACCTGATCCTCGATGCGTTGCAGGTCACTGCGTGTACGTGATTCAAAGCGACCGATTTCACGCTCGTATGTCTTCAGCCCGTCTACGGTCAGATTTAGATTGTCTGTGAACTTAGCAAACTCTTTGCGTGCATCTTTGACCGAATCGAGGTAGTCATTTTGTGCGTCCGTAATACGCTGGTTGACTGCAGCTATTTCATCTGCGATGCGCTTTTGCTCTGCTGCCAGCTCTTCTGCAGCTTTTTGCGTTTCCTGTATACCTTTGGCAGTCTTGTTGAAATCATCCTGTAGCTGACGAGCCATGTCAGCTCCGCCGTCAATGATGGTTTGGAACAGCTCTGCCCAGCCTTCAGAACCGAGTATCTGATCGATAAGGGCTTGTGACAGACCAAGTTCTTGCAAATCTAGGCGTGCAGACTCTTTACGGATACCCTCCGCTATGCCGTCAAAAAACTCTTTTACATAATCTCTAGCTTCGTCTGTTGCACCATCATCATCATCTCCTGTAAGATAGTCGCCACGCTCTTTTTTTAGCTCTATAAGAGCATCTCTAATAGGTAGGATTGACGCTTCAAGGGTTGTTAAGGCATCACCTGTAGCAAACCTTTTTGCCCGCATTAGGTCAAGAAGTTCAAGCTCTAATACCTGAATCCCTGCTTCCTTAAAACCTAAAGCAGCGTTGGTTGCCTCGTTTGCTGATTCCTTAACGCTGTCAAACCATGTCGGCAAACCGTCTTGCATACCCAGCTCTTCAGCAAGCTTTGCGCCATTTGACAGTTCACTGTTGAAATCAATTTGTGTCAGTCCAGTTTCTTTGAGCTTTTTGTTGTACTCAACTTGGAAATCAGTTACGTTGCCTATTTCGTTAGCGAGAGTTCCATAAGGGTTTTGTGCTATAACGGCACTTGCAGCAAAGGATTCTCTAAAATCATCAGCGCTATCTGTTGCAATATCAAATGATTGAGATGTTTCTAAAATGCCTTCATTCGCATCACGCAGAGGACCATATACGTTTTCACCGATTATGGCTCCGATAATTCCTACACCGATAAGTGGCTTAGGCAGAGCCTTGAAAGCAACTCCAACCGCTGTAATACCTGCAGCTATTCCAGCTAGATTGCCAGTAGCAGAGTCACCGCCCTGTGCTGCTTTTTTGCCAGCGCCCCCCCTACCCACAAGCCTGGCACCGATTGTGATGCCAAGCAGGTCTAATAGCCATGGGTGACTATTGATGAAATCAACTAGGCCTTTGAGCCGATCGACTAAAAACTTGATAGAGCCAGAAATAGCATCAATGGTTGTTGCTATTTCATTGCCTTTTTCGGTATCAACATCGCCAAACAAATCGGCTAAAGAGTCACCTAAATCGTCTAATGATTCATTTAGCTCACTTGTAGGATCTGTCATCTCGTCCAGTACGCCGATGACAATATCAAAACCAGCTATTACACCATCAACTGCAGTAGCAATAAGAGGCAGTACGTCTTTGCCCAGTCTGTCTAAGACAGGTGTTAGGTTCCTAAAACTCCTTTCAAGCTTCGGTCCTGTATCATCTACGATTTCACGGATGCCACCAATAAACTCAGCAACAACAGGCAATAAGTCTGCACCGACTGTATCTCTAACGTTTTCAAACTCTGCACGCAGTCGCATCTGTTGCACCGTCAAGTTGCCAGACTGACGCTCAAATGCTCCCATAGCGTCGCTTGCACGTTCCATCAAGAATTCGACACGGATTTGCTGATCAGCGAAACGCTCTGCTGCTCCGGTTAGTCCGTCAAGTCCTCTAGCAGCCTTCTCAGCGTCAATCTCAGACTGCTTCATGGCGACACCGAACTTTTCAATCGGGTCATACTCACCACGGAACAGAGCCGTCATACCCAGCAAGGCTTCTTGCACGTCGTAACCGTAGGTCAACGCAAGATCTGCACCTAACTCAACAAGTTCTTCAGTAAGGTCTGCGGTTTCTGCAATAGAAAATCCAGACTGCTTTAGAACCGAACCAATAAAGGTTGTAGCCTTGGCAGCCTCGTTCATCGACAAGCCCATCTCAGAGGCTGTGCGACCGAATTCCTTCATCTGGTCAGTGTTGTCCTTGAACACCGACTCAAGACCTGCGTAGTTACGCTCTAAGTCCCTAGCACCCTGAATGGCAGCGCCAGTAAAGTCAATTGCTCTGGCAGCTGCAGCTAATCCTCCAAGAGCAGCAGTAACCCCAACAGCTACACCTTTTAGCCGACCGAATGTACGCTGTAACTTATCAAAACCGTTAGTAGCGACCGTTACTGGTACGTGAATCTTACCTGGCATTCATGATCCTTAGTGTTGCGTTCAACCGTTGGTTGTACTTGCTAATTATTTGGTCAAGTTCTTTTCTTGTTTTACCAGAAGCTTTTTCGGCTGCAGGCCACACAAAACGTGAAGCATCACGACCAAACTTTGCCCCTAAATTATCCACAAACGCCTCTCCTTGCGTTGTAACACGGTGACGACGCTTGCCAGGACCATCTTTGTACATGTAGTCATACTCACGTGTTATCTGACCACGTATTGACTTACGCATGTTCCCAGATCCTGCCATGTCAGCAAGCACAGTTCCAGGTGAGCCAACGACTACTCTGACGATTGACTTTGTGCCCTTTTTGCGTGCTCTTTGTGGAGTTCGTTGTATCAGAGCCGATTTGATAGGCTTTGGTCTTTTAGCTCCTGCGGGTGCAAAGTTTGTACCCCATGCAACACGACCGAAGTGGACTTGTCTCATGCCAGACAGAGGAGGATTTGCCTTGGTGTAGGTAATACCACTCTTGATACTTTGTTGTATAGGTTTGGCAATTGCTTTTATGTCTTGTCTAAATTCTTTGACGTACTCTGCATCAAGGTCACGTAGCATGCGTTCTGCACGTCTAATATCCGTGATTTCTATTCTTGCCATGACCCTGCCTATCTACTTCTACAAGTTTACCCTAAAAAGAAAACCTCCCGACTAGCGGGAGGAGTTCTTAGGCATGTTCTTGACGACCAACCAGCACCTAGCGTGGCAACACTAACGTCGTACTTATCTTCAAAGGCCACCATGTCAGCAGTGCCTGCCTCAATGTCCTTTGTTGTTCCATCGTTGAAAGATACTTGTAGGTTTAGTTTCATTTTTGTTTCCTTAGACGGTTGCGAATGTGATTTCACCGCTGGTTGGGAACGTCACACTGAAAGTACTGAGATCGCCGACTGCACCACTTACGGGGGTGAAGCTGTTGATCAATACTTCTGCAGTGTACTGCGGGGTCTCTGCGCTTGCAGCAGTTCCGTTACCAGCAATGAGTGTTACTGTTCCAATGGTTCCAACTAGGTCTTGGAAAGTGCTTGAAACAGCACCTGCACCAAAGTCGCTGTGGAAGTCAAGTGAAATCTGTCCACTCTTCAATCCACCGATTACCTCTGTGAATCCACCAGAACCGAAGTCTGTTGTGTCAACCTCGGCAGCACTAATCACCAGCTCCGCACGTGCGCAGTTGCTGGAGAGGTCGGTGCCGTTCAATGAGACCTGAGTCCCAGTTACAACGTACTTAGCCATATTTGTTTTCTCCTTATGCGTAGACGGTGATTTGAAATTCAGCCGCCAGATATGTTTGGTCGTTTATCGTTATAGAGCCTACGTTAGAAACGCCAGAACACACAAGATCGTCAACGTTCCCATCAAGGCTCCTATTAGATTCTATACCAGCTTTCACGGACTGTGACCCTTCAGGGCTGATATAGGCATCTAGCTTCCTCTGCATCGTACGCTCGGCAGAACGCCCAACGATTACGGACACAGAGAAACTTAGTACGACTCCGTTGCCGAAGTCATTATGGTAGTCAACCGAATCCAAAGCCACCAGTGCGATAGGCGGGCTAGGGTTGTCAATTAGCTCAGCAGATGTACGCAGTCCGGTGACTGTGCCGATGTTCTCTGCCAGCTTCTGACGAACGGTTGTGATGTTTACCATTATGCGAATTGAATTCTTCTGTAAGGCTGTACTAGGGATGCGATGTCAGGGTCCAGACGGCTCACACGCACGACTCCAAGGTCTCCAAAGCCGATCTTCCCACACAGTATCGAAGGCAAGGCCGTCTGGTGCTGTTTCAAGCTTTGTCAAAGAAACAATGTCGTCTGTTTCAACCTCATATGAGTTGCGTGCGACAAAGAACCGTACCTCTTCTGCGTCTTTGTAGAAAAATCTTTCGCAGTGTCCGTCAATCTGTCGAGATGCAGCTTCAATGCTTGTCTCTAGCAGAGTATCATCAACCGAATCTGTAATTCTTAGCACGTCTTTTAGTTCTTGAAGCGTGCAATACCCATTCTCAATAGCCATGTATCTATTCTATCGTTTCGAGAGCCTGTTCTTTATATCAGTTGAGCTTATGCCAAGTGTGTACGGTATGTAAAGTAAACAGATATTGTGCTCGTCTAACCAGTCCTGTGTGAACTGCATCTGCTTGTAATAGTCTTTTCGTGCCCAATCAGAGCCGATAGCTACAATGTCAGCCTTAGCTTCTAAGATTGCAGGCTTGCTGTCAGCGTTGCCAGTGTTAGGCACAACATCGTCTACCCACACACAGGCTCTTAGAACCTCTTGTCGCTCCCAATAGCTCATGACAGGAGGCTTACCTTTGTACTCCTCTATAAATTCGTCTGTGTTCAAGCTAACGATGACTTTTTTTGCGATCATGCTGCACTGTCT